GACTATGGCGTGTTGGTGTATTTCAGTTCTAAAGAGCGCATGACAACGAAAGTGATTGCTCACGAGGCGACACATGCCGCAAGGAGGTTATTCGAGCATATAAATGCGGACATAGAGAACGAAGAACCGTTTGCGTATGCGGTGGGGTTTATAGCCGAGTGCTGTGACGAAGTTAAAAAACGAAAATTCAAAAAAGAAAAATGAAAGAGATTGTATCATTAAAAAGCGCACTGAAGGCGTGTGAAAGCAAATTATCACCAAAAGATTTAAGAGGTGTGAATGTGCGCCTTTTAATCATGTATCATCTTGCGACGATGATGTATAATTTATGTGTAGAGATTGAGGCGATATTGAACAAGCAGAACTTGTTTAGAATGTCCATAAAACAGGAGTTCAATAAAATCAAAAGCCTTATCAAAAAGAGTGTCGACCTATCAATGAGCAGGAAGTTGACGGATGCAGAGAATGAGGATGCGAGTGAAGACTATGATGCACTCGAAAAGATGGTAAAAGAATACGGGGGAATATACGAAGAGGAGGAGTGATATGCAAAAGTTTTTCTTTTTCGATTTGGAGACAACAGGTCTCGACTTTGACACGTGCGCTATACACCAAATAGCAGGAGAGATTGTCGTAGGAGGAAATACTGTGGAGTCGTTCAATTTGAGATTAAGGCCGCACGACGGGGCTGTGATTGATAATGAAGCACTCGAGGTGGCGGGTGTGACGAGAGAACAAATTATGGCATATCCTGACCATAGGGAAGTATATCGTAAGTTATTATCTATGCTTGAAAAGCATGTAGACAGATACGATAAAAAAGACAAGTTCTTTTTGGTTGGGTATAACAATGCTGCATTCGATAACAAGTTCCTGAGAGCATTCTTTGAACGCAATAACGATAGGTATTTCGGGTCATGGTTTTGGTCCAATTCCATTGATGTAATGGTGGTAGCATCACTGTACACTATAAAGGTTAGAGACAAAATGGAGAACTTCAAACAATCAACCGTGGCGAAGTTTTTAGGGATACAGGTGGAGGAAGAGATGCTGCACGACGCGATGTATGACATTTATCTTTGCCGTGAGATACTAAAAAAAGTGGCAAGTGGAATGAAGTTTACAGAATGATGATTGCATGATATACATGGGGAGTAAGCAAGGATAGCCAAATATATCTTGCCGATCATTTTAAAAGATAGAAAAGAGGGGCAGTGGTATGTAGAACCATTTGCAGGAGGCATGAATACTATTTGTCTTGTTGATGGTCGTAGAATTGCATCAGATGCAAACCCGTATCTCATTCAGATGTGGCGGGCGATGAAATATGGTATTGATATGCCAAAAGAGATAACGAGAGAAATGTATGACCATTACAAGGTGAAATTTGATATCGGATGCAATTCTGATATGCACATCACAGGTTGGGTTGGCTCTATGGCGTCATTCAAGGGAAAGTTCTTTTCAGGGTATTCAGGTGTATACACAAAAAGGAACTACATAAAAGAATCCATAAATAATACTTTGAGGCAATTCAAATCTTTTGACGGGATAGAATTTGTATACGGCGAATACCAATCTTTAATTATTCCGCCAAAAAGCATTATTTATTGTGACCCTCCATACAAAAACACAACAAAGTACAACGGACTTTCAAAGTTTAACCATGAGGTGTTTTACGAGTGGTGTAAGAAAATGAAAGAGGATGGACACTCGGTTTTTGTGAGTGAGAATAATATGCCGATGCCTTTTAGGGAAGTTTGGAGTATGCCTGCCAAAAGGACATTAGGGATAAGTACAACGATAAACACAACAGAAAGATTATATACGATTTGATATGGAAGAAAAGAAGAAACAATTCGACATAGTAAAAAATCCGAGCCATTATTGTGACGGGAGTATACAGTGTATAGAGGCGATGGTGATAGCCTTTGGTAAAGAAAAGGTGATGGCGTTTTGTGAATTGAACGCCTTTAAGTATTTATGGCGTTCCGAGAAGAAAAAGAATAAAACAGAAGACTTGAAAAAATCCAAACGCTACATCGACTTTTATTTAAACCTTGCGGAGGGTCGCGGCGTGTTAGAGGACTCGAGAGATGTTTGAACTCAGAGATTATCAAAAAGCCCTTTGTCGGATAGGATACGATTTTCTGACAAAAGACAAAACCAACAATAGCGGGCTGATTGTTTCACCCGTTGGTAGTGGAAAATCTCTAATCATAGGGACAATCGCCGCATATCTTAAAGAGCCGACGATAGTCATACAGCCAAGCGTTGAATTACTCTACCAAAATCACAACAAATCCGTGTCGTATGGCATTCAAGCTGAGATATATTCGGCTTCCGCAAACAGCAAGGTGATAGGAAAGTTAACCTACGCCACGATGGGTAGCATAAAAGACAAGGCCGCTCTGTTTAAAAAGATTGGCGTCAAGCATATAATCGTGGATGAAGCCGACAAGGGATTTCCAGCCGAGAAAACGGGTATGTTGGTCAAGTTTTTAAAAGCACTCGGGGTAAAGAAAGTGTTAGGATTCACGGCGACACCTTTTAAAAACAGAAGTTATCTGACAGAAGGCTTCAACAGTGAAACAAAGCTCCACCTAATAACAAGGATGTACCCGAGATTGTTTAACAGGATACTTGCAGTTGTTCAAAATCAAGAGATGATAGAACGGAGTTTTTGGTCTCCGATAGAGTATAATGCGTGGGTGTATAGTAACATGTATTTGAGATTAAATAGTACAGGTTCGGACTATACAGAGGACTCGATATGCAAAAACATTTCATATAATGGTATTAACAATAAAATTCTAACCGAGATTCAGAGGCAAATAGACGCCGGAAAGAAAAGCATACTTGTTTTTATGGATAGCGTTCTTTCATGCTCGATAGCAAAAGAATATCTTGACAGAAAGGGGATAAACTCAAACTTCATAACAACAGAGACTACAAAGAAAACGAGAAAGAACTTGGTTGACGATTTCAGGTCGGGGAAGATAAATGTTATGTTCAACTTTTCAACCTTATTACAGGGTTTTGATGCTCCTGCAATCGACTGTATTATATTCGGACGACCAACGATGAGTTTGGCTATATGGATGCAAGTTGTTGGTAGAGGTGTCAGACTAGACCCCAAAAACCCAAATAAAAGATGCCTCATCATAGACTGCTGCGGAAATCTTGAAAAGTTCGGAAGAATGGAAGATATAGAGATTGAACAGTACAAGTCTTTCGGGTGGGGAGTATTTAGTGGAGATAAAGTATTAACAGGTTTTCCGGTCGGAGAGCCGGGAAGTAAAAAAAACATACAATAATGGAAAAAGACGAGATGTTAAAGACAAAGCGTTGTCCGTGTTGTGGCAAGACATTGCCAACGATGGAGTTTTACAAGTGCGAGAAAAGAAAAGACGGACTTCAGTCCTATTGCAAAGGGTGTATGAAAGCCAAGTCGAAAGAAAGAGGCAAGGCAAACACCTTAAAGAGGAATGAAAAAGCGTCAAAAAGAAGAGCGATCAAAGACGAGGTGCCGATAAGCGTAGAGACATCGCAGCAAGAGTTTATTGACACGTCAGTCATCAAGACGAAAACGCCAATCATCTATCGTGGGACGACGAACAAGGGAGACAGGTTTTACTTCAGAAAAGATGCAGGCGATTCAGGGAACGAAGTGGCCCTATACGCTTCAGTGACGAATGCTATTAAGGCTGGGTATGCAGACGAACACGGCATTTTGGAGAAATGGAAGATAGAACAAAGGCTTGCAGGCAGAGACCCTGACGTTATCAGTATGGAAAGAGCGGATGTGGGAACATGTATGCACTATCTAAACTCTCTATATCTTATGGGACAAGAGTTTAAGTTGTCAACTGTGACTGTCGCAAATGAACTAAGAAAAGCTTCAAAAAAGCTACATCTTAAATTCGGAGTAGAGAGAGTGATTGAGAATAATACCGAAGAACTTCTAACCTCCCTTATCTCTTTTGCGAAATTTTGTCATGATTATGAAGTGAAGCCCATCTTTATAGAAAAGATGCTCTGCTCCGACAAGCATGGATTTGCTTCGGCAATAGACATATATTGTTGGATGACGATTGAAGTGATGGGTTTTTTCGGGGAAGTACACAAAACAAATAGCGGAGAAAACAAAGCCGGAGACCCCAAAAAGACAAAAGGGAAAATTCGCATCAAAGCGCTTATCGATATGAAAAGCAGTCGAAGCGGGAGTTTTTATCCGGAACATAAACTTCAACTCGGGTCGTACAGAGTGTTGATGAGCGAGAATTTTCCGGAAGAGCAGGTAGATAAGGTGTACAATTGGTCTCCAAAAGCATGGAGCAAGACATCGCAATATCACCTCAAAGATCAAACGGATGATTCGGATGAGTTTAAAAAACTCTTATCTTCGGTACTTGTTCAGGGTGTATTAAAATTTAAGGATAAATCTTTAAACGTTACACAATACAAAGGCTCTTTGAAGATTGACAAAGAGAACGATTTCGAGAACATAATGGAGACATCAAATGTGGTAGAACTAATCGAAAGAAAAAAATGATTTACAATAACTCGGTTTACAGGTTTCAACTTGACAGAACAAAACCCGCGAAGAAATATACATGTCCATCGTGCGGAAGAAAAAAAGTGTTTCGCAGGTACATTGACATGAAGACGGGCGAACTGATGGACCCAAAATTTGGAATCTGTGACCGAGAGTTAAGATGTGGCTATCACCTTAGACCGACCTCATCGGATGTGCCAAACGGTACAGAATTAACAATCTCAAGTAAAGATTTAAGTAAGACGTTGTATGACTTTTATTCTGAAAGAGATGTGCCTGACGAGATCGACAAAAAAGAGGTGATAAAATCGTTTTGTGATTATGAAAGAAACAACCTTTTTAAATTCATGTCACACACTTTTGGGGCGGAGTCCGCATTTCGAGTGTTCTCCAAATACAAGGTTGGCACAATGGACTACTTCGAGTGGAGTGGCTGTTGTGTGTTTTGGCAGATAGATGCGGATATGAGGGTGCGAACCGGAAAGATAATGGACTATAACCCTGAAACGGGGAAAAGAGTAAAAAAAGACAAAGAAAGCCATGTGTCTTGGTATCATAGCAGAATGGCAGACTTCTATCTTCGGCAATGTCTTTTCGGGGAACACCTTCTTTTTTCATCCAACGAAAAGGAAGTTCGTGTGGTCGAATCAGAGAAAACAGCACTCATCCTTAGTGCAGAAAGGCCAAACAAGCTGATCATGGCAACAGGGGGTATTCAAAATCTCAGACCTGAAGTTATGGACGTATTGTCTGACAAAAAGATAATACTCATGCCTGACAAAGGACACGGATTAATAAGGTGGGTGGAGAAAACAAACAAAAATCTATCCCACTTAAATATAGAGGTTGACTCTTTCTTGGAAAGAGTATCATCAGTTCAGGAAGGAGACGATATTGCGGATTTGATCATACAGAAAAAAACGAGGTTAAAAATTCCAAAACAAAAGATTTTGATAATAGGATAAAGTATCTTTGCGGAAACAAAAAAGTAAAAAAATGGGACGATCGACTTTATATTACAGAAAGAATAAAAGCGCAAGACGCAAGAAAGCGAAACTCGACAAGAAGATAAACAGCAGGCCGGGGCAATTAAAGAAGCGCAGGGAATTGGCGAAAAAGAATTACGACCATGACAAGAAGTATGGCAAATCCTCTCGTGACGGAATGGATTTGTCACATACAAGTCGAGGAACGACGTACAAGCCATTATCTGAAAACAGAGGAAGTAAAAGCGATATGCCTGGAGACAGAAGAGCAAGAGGTTAGTCATGCCTAAAAGGAATTTAAATGATGAGGAGAAAAGGATTCATGGGTTGTTCCGTTCATCAAAAGCGGTCGTTGCGGAAACAGTATCAGAATTAGAGAAATATCAGTCAGGGGAATCATTACCGGTAAAGACATGTTA